TATCTTTTTAAGCTGGGCTTTGCTTTTAGGTCTTGAGTCCATTCCGTCTAAAATGAAAATACCTTGCGCACTCATTTTTTACCATCCTTATTTTGTCTTACCTACATAGTGTAATACTTTGTGATACTAATGCAAGTTATTCTTCCTCTAATTTTTCATAGATTATTTTTAGTGAACTTTCACATACAGACGGCGATTGGTCGCACATCCATTTATTATTGTTTAAGAACTTTAATTGTTTTTTGCATGATTCGCATTTTGGTTTAGCCATATATTTCTAAGTAAGCATCGATAATTCTGTCAAAGTCAGCAGAGTCTGTAAGTCTCTTAACATTGCCGCACTCTACAATTTCATCTAAATTGTTTCTTGTTAAGATAGAACGTCTATGCCCTACGCCCGCGTGTGTTGATTTATACTGGACTTTGCAAACATAAAATGCTTGCCCTTCCCTTTCTATCTCTTCATATACATTAAGTACTGTGATGTCTGCTCTTGCATCTCCTACTTGAATTGTCATTGTCCTATCTTACTATGAGTTATTGATGTGATTGACTAACTCTATAGCTTTTTTTTTCGGTAATCGTAAGCGTGCATAAATAGATTCTGAATCTGTAAGCGTTGTATTTACATCAGCATATACGTCAGTCTCTGTATCTGTAAAAGTATGTTTAGTGCCAGCTGCTAAAACTTTTTCCCAATTATCTTTTGTTTTCTTATCTTCCCAAGTATCTAGTGCTATTTCTAACACTAACGCTGTTTCAAAGCTCATATTTTTTATCTATTCTTTCTCTTTGTTTTATTTCGTATTGCAATAGCCATACTTCTCTATCTCCACCATTGGATATATGAATCATGTATTCTTGCATAGCATCGGGTGGCAAAGTTTGTATTAACCGTGCCAAACGCCTGCTAGTCATTGCGCTAACTTTCATTTAACTATTTAACTTTCCGTCTATATAAACTGGTGCTTCTGCAACAGTTACTGCTGTTCTATCTAATATAACAACATGATTTTTACTACCGTCTAAAGGTTTGACGGGGTATGCTTGATAACCCATTGCAGTTAAACGTCGACCAATGTCAACTTCTACTAGGGCATTTGCCTCTCTATACATTTTAGTATTACTAGCGCTATATCTACCCTTCATTTCAAATTTGTCGTAATAACCCATCCTTGCTTCATGCGCTTCTTTAGCTACTTTTTGCAATACTTCGTCACTAGGCATTCTTATACCTTTTGGTAATAGTATTGCCTGTACTACGCCACCTTCTCCGTAGCCTTCTGATTCGCCAAATTGGTTTGCATATTGTACAGCAACAGATATATCTATATCGGTATATGTTCCTTGTCCGTAAACCCCAAAACCTGCATAAAACTCTCCATTTATAAATTCTTCGTGCATTTGAAGTCCAGTCTTAAGTATTGGTGCGCGTTTAACTTCTTGTACACCAAGTTCTAATTCAAACAGCACATCATCATATATATCTCTAAACATAGGATGACTAAACATAGACTGTTCTATGTACCCCTTCGGCGGCATTATAAATTTTTTATTGTAATCAGAATCATTTAATACGCCAAAGCGTTCAAACGCTTCATCAAGCGCATCTGCATCTATAAGTTCTAAATCAAAGCCTACGATGTTTTGGTCACTTACATGTTTTTTTAATTCTTTTACAAAATCTTCTGATTTATAAAATACAAGTCCACGTTCTTCAACGTACGGCACGTTGTCACTCGGTGCAAATCCATTAGATATATAATCTAGTCGTTTAGCAGCTGCTGTTTTTGTACGTTGTGCGACTCGTTCGCTTGTAACGTCAACTTGGTCAGATAATCCACGTAGTACAACAACATCATTGTCTAGTTTGTTGTTAACAATGTTTATATCTTGATAATCACTTCTAACGCCATTTTTTTGTAAAGCTGCCATTGTAGGTAATGTTTTTGGTTTACCAGTAAAGCCTTGTTGTTCAGCAATTATATACAAAGGTGCATCATCGGGTTTTAAGCCTTGACTTTTAAATAGTGCTTTTCTTGCCTCTATTTTTGCAAGGTAAGCTTGGTTGACAGAACCATCTGCATTTGTTTGATAATCTATCATTTCATCAAGCCTATCTGTAGGTACATTGTTTTTTCTTACAACCTTTTGCGTTGCTTTACTTGTTTTAACCTTTAGTCCGTCAGCTCCCCTAGCAGCTCTCTTAGCGACTATCTTGCCATCTTTAATTTCAAGGTCAATACGTTGCGGTATTGCTTGTCCAGTAGACGGGTCTATTTCGCTGTACCTGTTAATTATCTGTATATCTTCTAAATCTTCTGATATGATGTCTGATTCTAGTAAATCTACTAAGAATCCTTCGTTATCAGCCATTGCTTCTCTACCAAGTAAATCTAAAGTTTTTTCACGCAGCTGCTTACCTGCACTATCAGTTTTGTTTATTTTAGATGTCATACCATCTAATACCTCTTTAGTAACATAACGACCACCTCTACCTGTCGTAAGAACGTTGTTAAAGTTTCCTTTTATGTACCTGTCAACTACAGAATCAACTGCTTGTTCTTTAGTAAAGTTTATAAACATAACATCTGCTTTTGCATAGTTATTTTTTTCTATTAATTTAGTTGCAGCTTCTATAGGTCTTTTTGAACCTAATGTAACGTCATGTATAATGTTTAATCTTTCTTTACCTACTTCATCAGTTGCTACTTTAAGCATTGCGGATGATTCACTGTGTATAATGTTTGCAGCTTCAAATCCAAATAACCCTGTATTACCAATGGGTGTTCTTGCTACAATAGCTTCACGTACTTCAGTCAAAATATCTTTACTAAAATCTTTGTTTAAAATATCTTTTGCTATATCGGGGTGTGTTGCATTTATAAGTTTATACAATGGATGGCTTTTTTCTAATTTAGAACCTGCTGCCGTTGCATCTGCTGCGATAAACAACTCTGACATTTTCTTATCTATATTTTTATCAATTTTACTTGCATAATCTCTTATAATGATTTCTGTCTTAAAGTCGTCAGTGTTTAATATGACATAGTCATCTAAGTTGTATGTTCTTATAGAATCAACTTTACCTTTATTAGCTAATGTAAATGTTTTACCCGATGAAGGTAAACCACCAGCTATGACCTGTTGCCCATCTGTTCTAGCGCCAGCTGCTTTTTGTTCTAGTATTTTTCTATCTATAGTGTCAGCCCATTGTTCTTTTAAATCATCTTGCCATGCAATAACTGGTTTACCTTTGTTGTTATCCCATTGCCATTGACCGTAATCATTAGAGTAATGTTTAGTACCACTTCTTGAACTTACAAAGTCATCAAATTGTTTTTTACTCTTTACTTCTTTCGGTAATGGTGGCGGTTTATGAAAACTATCATTATCTTCTAAGTAGTTCATAACACCAACGTCTGCTTCATAAAATTTATAAAAAGCATATCGTAAATCTTTTTGCTGCTGTACTGTTAACTTATCAAAACTATCTACACCGTAATCTTTTATGTTTGGTGGTTCAAGTACAGCTGCGACATCTGCTCTAACTTGTGGGCTAATAAGTCTTGGGTCTATGCCAGTAAATCCACCTGCTTGACTAACTAACTTGTTTAGCTGCGGTAAGTTACCTTTTGCTTTGTCAAGTACTTCTACTGGTATATTAACAGATTCAGCTAAACGTCTTAGTCTCTGTTCTCCAGTAAACCAACCTAATGAGTTACGTTCAAGCAAGTTTTCTAATCTTCTACGTTCGGCTTTATATTTTGCAGCTCTTTTTTTTGCGCCAGCTGCACGATTCTTGCTGCCATTCTCTCTGTATATTTTTTCTTTTAGTCTGTTAGTTTTTTCTAGCTTTTGTAATCTACGTATCTTACTACGCCTATCTCCATTAACACTGTCGTCTGTATCTGTTGGTGGTTCGGAGTAGCCGTCAATATATACCTGCAATGAATGCGTGCAGTTAGGATGAAATAAACCATCAGCTTTTGCTGTATCTAAACTAGGTACTTCGTGAAATTTTGGTGGTATCTTTTCTAAGTCATTAGTTGTACGTATAACTTTGCCTTCGTATGGTCTGCATAAATCACATTCCATCGGACTGTCAGTTACAAAACTAAGATATTGGTCTGCATCTTCATATCTATCTATAGAACCTTGTACTTGTGCATTACCAGCAATAGTTCTGATTGACGTTTCAGCGTAAGCATCTATCCCCATCTTCCTATTGCCGACATTTATAGTCTTTAAACCTTTGTCTAATAAGCTGTTAACGGCTATTTCTGTTGCATCCTCTAATGTTGCCCCACCGCTTAAAACTAGCGCTGCTGCGGACTCTGTAGCTTCTCTAAAGGCATCTTGTACGCCATTAACTATATTTAGCTTGTTAACACGATTACCCATTCTATTTATTGCAGCATCCATTAAACTATCTAGTGCATATTGTGATAATGTTTGAAATCCACCACTCACATCGGGCGTAATACCTGCTGCAAGTAATTCTGCTGCTGCTGTTTGTTCTCCAATAGAGTAAGCAATTTCTACTGCATTAGTTATGGATGTTGGTATTGCAGCAATTGCTTTGTCAGCTTGTTTTGCTGCTTCTTCAAATAGTTTTTGATATGACTTTTGTTTAAATTGTAGCCATGACTCTACAGAAGATAAATATTCTGCATTTGTATTGCCATCTAGTACTTCATTGGCTGTAAGCTCTGTTAAAAATTCAGAGATGTCTCTGAATACTTCAGCTTGCGATTCAACTAGCTGTTCATTATTAACTGGGTCATAAGCCATATCATGGTAAGTCTAGGACATCAGATACGTTTTGGTCAGACAAGTTAAAATTAGTTGCTATCTTAAGTACTTCTTGTTCTACTTCTTCTTCTGATAGTTCGGGGTTAAGTAATCTAACTTTTGTATCTAATGATGCAGCTTGCGCTCTATGTAGTGATTCAATTACTGTTGCAGATTCTCTGACATCTTGTTGTACTGCATCTTGCCATTCAATACGTAGCTTAAGTGGTTTGTATTGTTTACTAAATATCTCTACATCAATAAGTTGTAATTTATACAGTATGTCTTGTAATGGTGGTGTGTAGTATCTTTGCTTTTTACCTTGTGTTGTAAATGATTTTCTTTCACGAAGTTTAAGTGCTGTACCGCTCTCTGCTCTACCTTCAATGTTAATGCCGAATGACTGTGGACTGTAACCAGCAGCTGTAACGGCTCTATCTATAAGTTCCATCACGGTATTTTTGTGTGCTGCATCTCTAATATCAAATTGTATTGGCTGTATGCCTTTAGATTCTCCGTTAGGGTCTATCTCTAATCCAGTAAATACTTCTGCATCTATATCAAAAGTAGTACCTCTCCCACGACCCCTTCTTTCTAAGTATTCTGTAGGCACAACTATTCTTGATTTACCAAGTCTAATATCTCGCATCCATGATGTGTAAGATTCATCAATAGCGTCAAATAATCCCTCTATGCCGTCATAGTCAGAACGACCATATTCATAACCTTTTAATCTTCGTAATGGTCTTTGATTAGGTACGTAAACAGAAGCAAGTCCTTGAAACGGTAATAATACTTCTTCTTCAAGGTCAGCTGTATCTGCTAATTTTGTAAGCTCAACCCTTACACCCATATTTGTCTTAGTACCATGATACAATGCGTGTTCTATTCTGCCGTCTTTATGATGTTCTATATGACGATAAACACCTTGTCCATCTACTGGTTCATATTCGCTAACATATCCTACGGCGACTAACTCTCCATACATAAACGTTGCAATAGCCCTGTCGGGGTTAACTACTTGTATCTTTGGAGAATCCATAAATCTACTATCCCAAACTAATCTTAAAAATACACCACCCATTGCTGATGATGTCTCCCCAGCTTCTAGTAGTTTATTTTTAAGTCCGCAGTAATCTATTAAATTGTTCAGTGCATCTTGCGTTTTTATTGTATCTTGGTCTGATGCTTCTTCATCTTGTATAACAAAGTTAGGTGGTTCAGAAAATAATAAATCAGCACTTGTTTGTGCTATGTCTCCAGCTAAAGGTACGTGTATTTGGTGTCTGTCTGTTTGCAGCTCTGTTGCGCCCTTGCGTGTCCAAAACATATAACGTCTTGGTCTATAGTCTTGTGGCACGTCAGCATACGTCTTTCTAAGTACAGCTGGGTCTCCCGCATGCCATGCAGAATGTTCTTGATAAACCCTAAATATTTGTTTGTGGTTTTCGGGCGGATAAGCCGACCCGTTTTCGGGTAGATTTAACATTAATATTTTTTCTTTTTTTTAGGCATTCCTTTTTTCTTTGCCTTTTGTGCTTTAGGATAACCTTTTTTCTTTGGCATCTGTTCACTCACTCCTTGTAATCCAATGTCGCCATATAGCGCCTAAACTTATCATTGCATATCTTAGCGCATCTACTGCATGGTCATTACGTTTTAAAGGTTTATCTTCGCCTTTTTCTTGTTGCTTGACATCCCAAACATACGACTCAATCTCTTCGATTAAGTTAGTACAGCTGTTATGAACTTGCAGCTTACGACTTCCTAATAAGTTGTATACTATTCTAATACCATCTTGTACATTGTTGTTCGCTTTTGATACACCTAAATGATTATCTCTCCACAGCTGCGTTATAAAACTAGCAGCAGAAGGGTCAACAAATATTCGCCTTACGTCATAACCCTCTAAAAACTTTGTCAGCTCTCTTGAGTATTCCGCATCAGATAATTGTCTTTGTCCTTTTTTAGAATCATAATAGTATTCTTTGACTGCGTATAACTTGTCGTCTTCTCCTTCGCCTATGAGAATAGCGGTAAACGGATTAGTTGTGCCATAGTCAATACCTACCCAGTACTCTCTCATCTTTGGCAGCTCATTAACAACATTATGTAATCTATCAAAGCAATCATAAACAGCGCCTTCTGCCATAACCCACTCGCCGTTTATAAACCTTCTGTACCATAAACTAGATGCTGGGCTGTACTCTGCCTTAAGTGACTCTACATACTTAGGGTCAAGTGTATGATTATCGTCTAATTCAAAAGCAAAGTTTTTTATGTCAAGTTCATCTTCTCTATCTAAAAACTTCTTTTTTAACCAGTGGTTCGGACTATCGGGGTTAGTTGTTAAAAACATTTGTGCGTTCTGTACACGTAATCGAGATAAAAGCATATTAAAAAAAGATTCAGCCCATAGTGTTACTTCGTCTCCATAAGCCCCAGCAAGTGTCAGCCCGCGTATCTTTGCTTCAGCTCTTTCGTCATTAGCACCTACGATATAGATAGTTCTGTTGCCTATTTGTATCTCTCCGCTGCCAGTTCGTGTAATTAAACTGCCCGAACCGTCCATTAACTCGCCTAAAACGTCGATAACGTTTCTTTTTAGCGTTCTTTCGGTCTTACCTACCATTAATAAGTTACCTTTTGCCCCAGTCTGACAAAATTCTATCCATCTGATAAGAGATGATATTGTCTTGCCACTAGATACCGAACCTTGCCATATATTTATACGTGCTGTCGAATCTAATATAGAATCGAGTTGCTTACCCTTCTGAAGATTTATCATTGCGTAAGTCCTCTATTTGTTTAGCTAATTCTTTTACTGGGTCATCTTGCGCTGTTGCAACATTACGTTCTGTTTTGCCCCACTTATCGGGGAACTTGCGTTCTAATCGCCATGCAGCAGCTGTCCAGTTCTTTTGTGCAGCTTGACCTATTAATCCAACTAACATTGCTTCTGACTGTGCTTGACTCTTTTTTACTGTGTCGGAAAATTCAACAAAAAGAGATTCTTTTTTACGTATTTTAGCTCTAGGATTCTGTTTTAATCGCTCTTGTTCTTTGTTGCCGCGCTTTATCCATTCATAAATACTGTCACGATTAATACCTACTAATGCAGCTGTTGTTTCTATGTAATTTCCAGCACGAAGATATTGTGCTATCTCATTCATTAATTCTGTTGTAAGTTTCGTTGGTCTTCCTGCCATTGTTACCTAATCCTGTTAGGTCAACAAACTAAAGCCTGTTTAGTTTTAGCTGTTAACTACCGCTAGTCCTACATCTCGCAGAACTTCTTTTACGACTTCGTTATTGCCGCTTGTAGCATTATATAGCAAATCTGTCATCAATATGCACGCAGCGTTAAATAAATCGTTGCCTGTTATCTCGATGCCGTTACGCTCCATAACTGCTAAATCTCCTTGTAAAAACATTGCATCTATAATTGATTCTCTTAACATACGAAATTCTACTTCTTCTACTTCATCGTATGCAAAGTTTGCAGTTAAAAAAGATATATAAGTCTGCATTGCTTCTTTTATTTGTATAGGTATTTCTATTTGGTGGTCGTCTTGATTTGGCATTCCCACCCCATTTCTTCTATTGCGTATTTAATTTCTTCAGCCTGCGCTATATCTGTTGCTGGTACAACTATCTTGTGTGTCTGTTGCCCAAAATCTTCTTCAAACATTGGTTTGTCATTAGCATGCAGCATATCCATTACTGCTTGTTGGTCAAAACCTGTACCTAAGAGTGAACCTGTTGAAGCATCTATTTCAGATAACATTTCCATAAGCATTGCTTCGTTCCAGCCGCCATCTATTGTTAAAGAGTTACTAGCAATTAAATAAGCTTTTGCTTCTTCATCTGTATCAAAAGTAACATGTAGTGTTGGCACTAACCATTCATTAGTCTCTTCTTCTAAGTCTATGTATCTTGGTAAGTCTTCTTGTCTTTGATACATTCCTTGCAGCGCAGATATTCTTCCGTGTCCTGCAACTAAAATACCCGTAGTGTCATTTACTACGGGCAGTTCTATAAATCCAAAACGTTTTATAGAAAATTCTATTTCTCCTAAGTTATGGTCTTTAGGATTTTGTTCCTCGAATGTAAAGAGGTGTAGTCTGTCATAAGTTACTTTTGTTTCCATTCGTACATTATAGCGTAGGTTTTCAAAAGCATGGCTAACATTAGATAAGCGCTATGACTGTGCCGCTCAAGTGTTATTTGTATAATGCTTCGGTCGTAGCGCTGCTAGCTATATATCCTTTGTAATTATTTTTTTTTGGCGGTTTCCAATACTGATACTTAACTCTATGTCTCGACTGATAATTACGCATTACTTAAACATATTTTTTGCGTCTAATTCTTCTCCGTCAATCATTCTTTGTATAAAGTCTGACTTAGGCGTAGACTTAGGCGCATTTTTTTCTGCTATGTAAAGTCTTAATGAGACAAACATAAGTTTGCTAATCATATAAAACAAATTAACAAAAAAGAATATTGCTAATCCGTAAAACACTTTCCAATCCCACGACTGACCTTGCCACTGATTAATAAACAGTTCTATAAATACCAACATTACACAAACACTCTTGTTGGGTCATTAACTATTTTTTCTTGCGCAGCTGCAAACGTAAGTGCATAACCTCTTTGGGCTAGTCTTTTTGTTTTACCTCTGACATATTTGTAGTAACCGTATTGTTCTGTTACCTCGTCAATGTCTTCTATTGTTTTACCGTAATTACCATCATAGAAATAGACAAACTCTAGTTCTAGTTTGGTATTGTTTATGCTCTCCGCACTAAGCTTTGCAGCTTCTTGCAATTCAGTAAATACGTAATACGGAAGTGTACCTTCCTCTTTACCTTTTTTGTAGTCATATCCAGCTCTAAACGCAGCTTTAACATAAGCAACTGGCTTACCTTCTGCGTTAAAGACCTCGAAATCTGCTGGGTACATTGTAAACGGCAATGTTCTTGGCAGCAAACCACCTTCTCCCGAACTTCTTTCTTTGTCTTCTACGGGCTGAAGACTGCCAACAAATTCGTATGTATAGCCAACAGTCTTTAGAAACTTAGTAAATTTCTTAAGACCAGTAGCTTTTAACAATTTCTGCTGGGCAGCATGATTAATTGTCTCAACCATTTTTTCCATCCTTTCTTTCACAATCTATTGTATCACGTTGTGATATTTATTCAACATAATCTAA